ATTAGCCAGCCTGTTTATTACTTGAGTAGTAGAAATCCCAACTTTTGCATAACTATTCACCGCGGCAGTTAAAGAAGATACTGATTCTGCGGCCTTTAGGCCAGAAAGCCTAGATAAAACCATTGCATCATTAATTCTCTTAAGGGTCTCTTCTGCGCCAAGACCCTGTCTGGCAAATTCTATAGCAGCTTCAGAAACGGTATCAAAGGACTGGGAAGTTTTTCTTGCAACATCAAAAAGACTATCTCCAAATTGAGACAGCTGACTGTTGTTTAAATTTAATATTACATTTACATCTTTAAGGGCTTTTTCTAACTTAACCGCCCCCTGTACCATAGCCTTTATTGAATTACTAACAGAATTCATAACTGCCATAGCTGCCCCAAAAGCCAAGACCCGAGCTACAGAAGCATCCATAGATTTATTGAACTCGCTTACATCGTGAGTTATTCGGCCTAAAGGCTGCCTAAAGCCCTTAGTATCTAGGTTCATTTTTATCGGCTTGCTAGCCAATTGCGCCTCCGCACGCTGTGCTTCCCGCTTTATGCTCGCAGCAAGCCCAGTCGCCCCAACTCTTACTTGTAAGTTTTCTTGTACCATGCCTTATACCTCAATGGTATATACACACAAAATCAACGCATCGTCGCAAAATCTTCCCAACCTAGGTTTCCACCCTTGTCTTTAGCAATGTCGTGCAAATCTTTTGCGGACGAAGAGCTTACTCCCGCATCAATCATATCTTCCTTTGTTGCCCCTACCCTGCTATAACCCCCCTCGGTATCTATTGCCTTTGAGCTGCCACTTTCGGATTTTGATTTTGCGAAATCAATCATTGCGTCTGGGTCTCCCATAACAGAATCTGGGATGTCTGAATTGTTTTCTTGTATATTTTTAAATAGCTTTCCGTACGAAGCCAGTATTGTTTGGTAAAAAGTTAAATCTAATATTTTTTTTCCAAAAAATTCAGAAACATTATCAGATGCAAGGTAAAAATAGTTAGTAAACGAAGACATAACTGAAATTTTTTTCAACCTAGAGTCAGAAAGAGATCCAATCGCGCCGTTGTACGCCCCCACCAATTCATTTAATTCTGCCTTTGAAAGTTCATCAAACTCCTCCTTAAGCCAGGCTCTCTTTTTTAGTTTTTTGTCTTTATAAAAACTTAGCCAAATCATATAGTTCATAGACTTTCCATTAGCAAAGCTTTCGCAAGTGTCATGAAGCAATTCTACCCTCTTTAATTCTATTTCGCGAATCTCGTCCCTTAACCCAGAAAGGTTTTTTAGTATTTTTTCTTTCTGTTTTTTAATTATTGTCTTGGATAGCCTTATTTCTTGCTCTTTTATTTCTGCTTTTTTAAACTCTATTTTTCTTTCGTCCCCCTTAGTCCAAAAACCATCTTCGTCCAAAACCCTTAACCTGTCTTCTTCTGTCGGGAGCCCCTGCCCCCTGGCATAGTCAAAAACTTCTTGGTAATTTTCGTCAACCAAGGCTTGGTCGAATACCCCAAAATGTCGAATGTATACTTTTTTATTGCCGTAAAAGCATTTGGTATACCCGTTTAGTATATCCAAGTAAGCCTCGGATAACTCCTTATCCCTGGCAAACTGAGACATAGTTTAATCAAGCTTCCTCAAGCAGGGCCTCCCCTTCGATATTCTCTTCGGCAGCCAAATCGCCATCAATATCTTCCAGGTATTCGTCTATGTCTTTTGCGTTCTGGACGCCGCTCATATACCATATTGTTATGATAGAACTTATTTTATCTATAACCTTAATATACAAAGGATCTTCGTCCTCCTCTAGAACTCGATACGAGTCGTACTTTTGTTCGTAGTTAGCTCCATCGAAAAAAGGCTCGACCTCGAATTCGTCGCTATCCCCCGCAACAAAATGACAAAGATTAACGATGTACCACATTATGGTTTTGTTTCTTGCCTTAACGTCTGCAGTATGCTCAAAAAGCATGCTCTGAGAAGATTCGTATTCTGTAATTTGTTTTCTTAAAATCGCGAGCTCTCCCATAGAAGACTCCAATCTCGCCTTCTGTTCATCAGACATTTCATCTTCGGTTTTTACAGAAAACCTTTGAACCTGAGTTAGCTTCTGATAATACTTTGAGTATATTTCCCCGTAATAATCCTGTTGCTCTTTTGAAAACGTTCCGCCCAGATCGCTGTACTGCTTGGAGAGCATAGCCTTAGTCATTAAACCCTTCTTTATGAAGTTGTTAAGCTGCAAGCTGTAAAACATGTCTCCGTCCTCTAGCTGAGTTCGAGTGGGCTTTTTAATTAAAATTCTGTAGGGCGTTTCTTCCGTCACCTCTCTCGTCTCTTTCACTAGCTTCTTTTCTTTAACCTTACGCTTCTCAATTACCGCAACGTTTTCCATTTTGCCAGTTTCCTTGTTCTTTCTTCGCCGCTTAACCTCTACGTCTTTTTCTACCTCAACCTCCTTCTCTACCTCAACCTCTTTTTCAGAAGTGGAAGCCACTGTAGCATCGAAGCAATAAAGCATCTTCTTCTCTACCTTCTCTTTATTTGTATTAGTTTTTGTTGAAGCGTCAACTTCAGTATCTTTTGTTTTTTTACTCATAGCTTTTACCTTGTACCTTGTTACTGATTATATCCATTTTCCGAAAAATTTACATCATAATTTTCTAATTCTGAAATAATCTCGCGTATCGCCCCATTTCCAGCATCAAGAATTTTTTTTCTAATGTAATTGCTTTTGCCAGAATCTAGAAATTCGGCCTGATCCAACAAAGCCTTGTATTCGGGCATGGACTCCTTGAGTTTAGAGAATTGTAGCTCTTGGTCTCTTTCTAAGTCTTCTATTAATATCAAGAAAGACTTGTATAAACCAGTTACGTTTCTGCGCACTTGAAAGCGCAATAAATCATTTGCATTTAAACCTTTAGACATAATTTTTTACCTTGTACCTTATATGTATATACACAAAAACCCCCCGATGTGAAACATCGGAGGGTCTTGCGGGGTTTTGCTCGGGGTGAAAGGTTTAAATTACCACTCTTGGTTAGCGGTAGTACCAGTCGAGGTTGGAACAGGATCAGCAACAGCTCCTGTATCGACACTAGAAACGTCGCCGCTGGTGGATCCAAGAAGGAAAATTCCGTCTCCGCTCGATTGGTTTGCTCCCAAAGGAACCGAGAACGTCAAATCAACGCTTTGTTGATCTCCAATTCCGTGACTAAAGTTTTGACTATCAAGAGTTGCGCCTTTGATTACAATTTGATATTCAACTGCGCCATCGCCAAGATTGGTAGAACACTTGTTCTTCATGGTGATAACGGCGTACTTCTTGTCGTCTCCACAAACAATGTCGTAAAGATCTCCAGCTTGGAAATCTGCTACATTAGCGCTGATAGAAAACGATCCAGTAATCGGAAAGTCGATTTCACGAGAGAACGGGAAGAAGCTTCCCACCCTGTTGAGGGGTGTTCTCGACAACGGAAGCTCAACAGAGAAATTCTGAATGTGCATGGATGTCAACTCTCCGCTGCCATCGGTTTCATTCGAAGGAAGGGCTGCTCCACCCATCTTGAGCTTCTTGTCGGCACTGTGCTCTCCAGCAGTTTGTAGAACGTCCGTGAGCTCATCGGGCGAGAAGAATTGAACCGAAACGTCGCCAGCGCGAAGAGCGGTGATTCCAATAAGATCTTCGGTGGAATCGGCACCTGTTCCAAGTCCGCTAGTGGATTTCGGAAGGGCGATAGCGTTAGCGTTTACCTTGAGGCCTGTGCTAGGAACAATAGCAGGATTCTTTACTTGAGTTCCAGTACCCCCAGAAACCGCGTCACCAAACGTGATGTTAGCCGCTTCTACAGAAACGGAAGCGGTAGGATAATCTCCAACTGCGCCTTCGATACTTAAAGAGGTGATAAAGCCGTTGCCAATAGCGACAAGCCCGTCGTCATTGGCATTAGTATCTTCGTGAGCGTCCTGGCCTTCTGGCTTGGTAAGAATATAGTAATTAAACTCATCCTTGTTTTGGCTCGTATCGATAATATCTTTGATTGCTGATTCGAGCGTCGTCTCGGCAGCGGCTTGTCTTGCGTTAGACTTGGTTCCGTTAATCTTAAAACCAAGGTTGCTTTCGTTCAAGCCATTATGTAAATAATAACTGAAATCAAGAGACACTGTAGGCGGCTCGGTGATTTCTCGACCAATAGAAGACAACTGACCGAACTCAGTAATGTCTACGCGAGGAATGTCAACGTTAAAACTGATGTCCTGCACTCTGTGAAGCTCGTCGTTGTTTGTCGCCGTGGAAGTAGTGGTGAGGTCTCCAACGTAAAGTGCCTGTGATTGATATATAATTCTGTTTCTAGCCATGGTATTTTAAATTTAGGTTTATAGTCAAGGTTAATAGTTAATACAGCACAAATCAAAAAATGTGAAATGTTTTTTAATTATTTAGGCATTGCTCCTCGGTGGCGTGGCCAGCGTGCTCCGTATGGGTCACTTGCTGGATTGGCTTTTCGGCCCTAGAGCTCTTGTAACATGATCCATTAATCTTTATGAAATTAGAATCATTTGCACAAACAACCCTTCCGTTCCAAGGCTCTATATTGAGAGCATTGAAGACGCTGTCTATCTTGCAGGCAACTCCAGTTCCGTAAGGCGGATTCGGCATATTGTTGGAGTTAGAGAAGTGCGTTCCCGCAAAAAGCAGCCCAATTAATTTTTTTTGCCCAGAATCATCCATCATTATTGCCGAGCCAGAATCTCCAGCGTACGAGAAAAACTCCCAATTATTGCCCATTTCCGCGTTCCAATTGAATTTTATACAATTCGAAAACTTAGTTTTCAACCCGTCACCGCAGCCTGAGCCAATTGCAACAGTATAATTTGTGCTCACGATTGTCGTAGGATTGGAAACCTCGTCGGACACTCCCGTCACTCCAGTAGTTCTCCCGCTCTTACTCACTCTTGCCCCTATTTTCGCCTCCCCTATAGTAAGAGCGTCCTCAGAGAGTCCCGCTAAATCAACCATTGGTTGTATTGATTCGTTCAACTCTACTATTCCAGCATCAACGGTATTATCTGGAAGCCAGCCGCTTCCCCATTTCGTAGGAATAGATCTTTTTACTTTTCCCAAGACCACTGAGCCCCCAGTCGCATCAGGAATGCTGGGAGTTTGAATTATGTTTTCAATAATTGGCTTAAAGTTTTTGTCCACCTTAAATGCCTCTAGAACATCTTCTCCGTCTAAATAGCAACCAAGAGGAGAATAGAAAGTATCAACATAATCTCCAAGAACATGATTATTTGAAACTCCAACTAGTTTTTTGTCTATCTTGTCTCTAGCTATAAAGCCCAGCGTTCCACTCCATAACCTAAGGGAGTCGCTAGGGCCAATTGATATTCCTCCGTGTGCGTTAATAAAGGGATCTCCAGATTTTTTATAATTATGCCCATCGCACGGCCCAGATGGAACGGAATTTGTCCCGATAGTCTCGCTCCCCGCGCACCCTCCATATCTTGAAATTTCACTTTCCTCTACGATGTCTGTCTTGACGCTGCCACCCAGAACACCTGGAATTAAATCTTTGCCTTCTAAATTTTCTATATTTTCTTTTTTTGTTACGCCTATAACCATGCAGGGCTCCCCAGTATCTACCCCATTCTTTATTTTTGTTCCAGGATAAAAGCTTTGCACATTCTTTAGATCGAATATGCCATCCTTAATGCCAGACCTCTCAATGATTTCTTTCTCTTGGTCTTGATTCATTTTTTAAAAGAAGTTTGTATGTTTTTTGATAGGTTTCCAAGTATTCCAGATAAATAATCTACACTTCTAAACCCAGATGACCTAATCTTTTCATCAGATTGAACTCCACCGCCAGATCTTCCGTGATCTCCAGACTGCTTGTTTAAATATTGCCCCAACCCAGAAATGCCCTCCTCTATACCTTTAGCCCAGCTTCTTCCTGCAGCCCAAGGAAGGGGCGTAGAAGCCTCTATTTCAGCTTTTGTAGGAAGAGATATAATCGCCTCTTGAATCATTTGCTTGCCCCTCGGAGGAAGCATTTTCACATTAAGGGAATTAGACAGTAGGGCCCTAACGATTTCTATTGGGTTATCGGAATCGCTGAAGCCTATATATGTAAAAAGATTGCCGTACCCGCCTAAAGTTCCGCTTATATTACTTGCGCCAGCACCTTCTTTAATTTCCCTGGTTACTGGATGTGCGTCGAATTCCTTCATTAATATCGACTCAACCTCTCTTGCCGCCCTGATCAACTTTGCCTGCACTCTCCTTCTTAGAATGGGAGCAAACTGCACTCCAAGCTCAGCGTCCAATCCTTTTTTATTTATTTTCATTGGATCTTCTTTAAGTAAACAATATGATGCTTAACTACAAACAATCCAGACTTAGACGAGTCTGTATCCAAGTTAAAAAGTTCTCCATCAACCTCCACCTCCTTGGCGTCTTTAATTAATTGAAAGGCGTCTGCCTTGAGCTTTAGCCTTATTGAGCCTACTGGAAACTTTAATGCGGTTTGTTGTCCTGTCGCTGTTTCCTCGAAATCACCTTGTTTTGATATATAGTGAACTCTAGCTTTAGTCTCTATCCTTCTAACTTGCTCGTTTATGCTGCTTGCAGTGCCAAGTTCATTCTTGTCTAGCGCTTGATCATAAAGCCCGTTGTAATTTTGATTCATATTTATTCCGATAAACCTAGAATTAAATATCTTGTACACGAAGATCGTTCGAGCGAAAGTGTCGTGGATATCATCAAAAACCGCATCATATTTTGCTTTATCTGCGGCTGGAATTAAGTCTGCCATAATACTAGCCTCCGTCTTTGGAGATTATTTGTCTTGGTTTGGAAAGGTATAAATTATATCTTTGAACAAGAGAAGCTAGCTCATTTCCCGCGTCCACCGAAAGACTTTGGAAGGATTTTGATTGAGTTGTTTTTTGCGCAGGAGAGGCAACTGTTGCAACCCTTTTAATAACAGAGTCCCCCTCTCTCAATTCGGTCCAATCGGACACTTGCCCAGGGGCTCCCTCACTTTCAGCAGAGGAAGACGAATCCTGAAGAACGGTTCTGGCTTTTTTCTTGTAATAGTCCCTAAGGTAAAGTTGTATTAATATAGAGCTCTCTTCTTTATCTAATGCAGGAGAAACTAATTTGGTTTTTCCTCCGTTTTTCCAGCCTCCTGCGCCAGGGGATATGGTAGTTTCTTCGGTTGCCACGCAAAACTCAGAGTTAATCAGCATATTAAGCGTACCGACGTTCAACTCTAGATAGTCTGCAATTTTTTGCTTTTCTGTTGCGATAAGCTCTGGAGTAGAAATTGCGCCCTCGCTAACTTCATTATCCCAAATATAATCGGCTATCTGGCCGAGATACATTACTTGCCCTTATTTAAGTCTTCTAATCTCTGCCTTGCGTCTTCTCCGAAAACATCTTCCCTATCATACGGAGCCCTATTGACTCCGCCCATAGCCCTTATCTTAAACTCCCTGCGAAGCTTGTTTTTAAGGGTAGCCTTGTTTCCAGAAGGGAAGACCCCGCTCTTTACCGCTAGAGTTCTTAAATCGTTAAGTCCCATCTCCGATAGTTCTCTGTCGAAATCCTCTGCGTTTGCGGTTTTAAATGGATTCAACTCCCTTACTCCCAGAATTTGCTCGAGATCCCTCGCGTCCTGCTTGTCTTTGTCTAATCCATCAGCATAATCTGCCTTACCGTCGATTACATGTTTAAATGAAAGGTCTTTTTTGCTCATGATAAATATAGTTTAAGTTAACACTTTATACACCATATAATACATATGTGACAAAAAAAATCCACTCGAATGAGTGGATTTTTTTGGTTGAAGGTTGAAAATTAAAATCAATACGTCGGAGTGGGCACGGCACTTCCACTTTCGCCCACGGTAGTCGCGCAGCTTCCGTCCCATTCGGTGACGCCTGTTGCTCCGCCACAAAGAACGAATCCTGTAAGAGCGCGATCATCAAGAACCATACGGCCCTCTTCGATTGCTCCATAGTATCCGATCTTGGACTGACGAACGCTATACTGATCGTCAACAAGAAGTTGGAACTCGGAACCGTAATCTGCGTCAACGGCAACTCCGCGAATCAAAGACTCGGAGCCACGATCAATACCAAGAACGATTTCGTCCTTAGCTTCGTCGAAGCGAGAGTCCCGACCTTGGATTGCCCCAAACACGTTGTTGTAACGTTGGCCTACGCCCATCTCATTAAGCTCCGTAATCGAAATTCCGTAGATGTCAGGAACACCAGCGGCGTTATAGAACTCGCTACGCATTTCGTCGGTAGCGGGATAGGCTGTCGCTTCTCCAGTTTTATTGTTTTTATAAACAGGATTAAACGCAAGAGCGCGAAGGCCAGCAACAACCTCAGGAGAACAGATAATATCTGTTACGCCTCTGCTGCGGCTAGTAGGTGTTCCGCCAGCCCACGAAGCGTGAATGCGCTTTGCATGAGCAAGAAGGTTATTGAAGTCAGCGAGACCAAGCTCACCATCAGCGGCGCTAGACAAGATGTGCGACTTGCTGTTGGTCTTAGCCTTGGCAAGAGATCCCATGATCAAGTTGGCGGAGGTGCGCTCCTGTTTAAGGAGAACCTCTTGAGCCAAACGAGTCATGCTCTTGGAAACAACATCGAGCCTCGAACGCTGAGCGTACTTCTTGTCGAACTCAACAGCACTGTCAAGCCTGTAAGTTGTGAACTTCAGCTCGCTTTGCGTGGGCTGAACCGTGTTGGTTGGAAGGCCGCCAGGAACATTTTGACTCCAGATTGTGATGTAATCCTCGTCGGTAACATCGTAATAGAGATCCAAGGGGATCGAAGGATTGTCTTCGTGATCGAAGCTCAAGGATGTGAACAGGCCTGATAAGCCAGGCGCGTTGTTTACAACTTCAGCTAAGATTGGTCCCATGAATTCGGCAACGGCAGCTTGCGCTTCGTATGCGGTTTCGCGATTCTTGGAAGCCATGGCCTTAACTAAGGCTACTTGCTCGTCAGTTCTTTTTAGAGTAATATTCATGGTGCGTATTAGTTTACTATGTTAAATGTTATTGAAAAATTAAACGTCGATTTGTACGAGGCAGATTTTTTGATCTACGTCCATCACGGCAACAATCTCACCGATTGCGGTTTCGTTGACGGTGATGGAGACTAGGCCTCCCTTTGTCGTGGCTGCGTCGAGACCGTGAACGGGTAATCCAGCGGAAGCCGCAGCAATTGACCCATCAACGACCATTGCGATCAATCCGCGCCTCAAACAAGGAACAGCGTCGCCAGGAAGAACGGCCTGAAGCTCGTCCTGCTTGTTGGTGTAATAAAGAAGCTTTTCGTTGTTCTCGTCGTATCCTAGAGTTGAACGAAGGGCAATTCCGACTGCAGCATCAGTTGCGGCAGCTAAGCTGTCTGCTGTAGCCGTAAGCGTAGCGTTCGTGTTACCGAAAAGGCCAACGTGCGAACCATCTGGGCTAACGTTTGCGTAGCCAGACCTTCCTGCATTGTAATTGGCTCCAAGGTAACCCTTGAGCGCGGTTGACCAAGCGGTAGCGGCAGTATCGCCTTTCAAGCCGCCGTCGTTCATTGTAACGGGATCCCAGTCTCCGCCACTTGCTTTCATTGCAACTTCGTTGGAAACGAGAAGTCGGCCTGCGTCCCATGTATGTTCGCCTCCATCGGCGATCATCTTCACACAATTGTCGCCGTGAGCGTCGTTGGTATCTGGTTTAAGCGAGAACATGTTGAGAACTTCATGTTCGCTGTATTGTCTAAAAGGTTTTAATGTAGAAGCCATGGTAATTAGTAGTTAATTGTTACGTTTTCTTTAGAGAAAGTTTTTTTGAATTGATCGCGAAGGCTTTCTTCTTCAGTAGCCGTTTCGCCGTTATTGTTAGTGATGTCAACCTGTTCGGCCTCGACAGTTTCAAGAACTTCTTCTTCTGTCTTGGCTTCTTCGGTTTCTTCAACCTTTGCCGTTTCTTCGGCTTCGGTTGTTTCTGAAGCTTGTGAGACATCAAGACCTTCAAGCTTCTTTTGAAGCTCCTCTTCAAGTCTTGCCTGAAAAGCTGCTTCGTTCTCAGCAATCTTTTCTTTATTCTTGTGCGCCCACATTACGGAAAGCTTTTCCTTGTATCCCTCAAAGGACTCATCGGTTTCGTCAAGATCGGAAACCTCAGAGGCGAGAGCCTTGCGGTCATCTTCAGCGAGATCGTATTCGCTATCGATATTTTCCATTCTCAAGTTAAATCTAGCTTCGTCAGCTTGCGCCTTTTGGGCTGCTTCGACCTCTTTAAGCTTTTCGCTGGTTTCGCTCAATTCTTTCTTGAGTTCTTCCATTTCCGCTTCTTTAGTCTCGGCGTTTTGCGCTGCCTCTGCTTGCTTCTCAAGAATCTCTTGCTTCTCCTGCTCGAATTGTTCGCTTTTTTCCTTGATAGCTTCGCCAACAACTTTGGCAATGTTTGCTACGGATTCTTCGGAATAATTCTTTTCAGGAAGCTTGTTCGCAAGAAGCTCCTTGATGTCTTCGAATAAATTTTGGTTTTGTTCCATAATGATATTTTGTTCGTTGTTGAAAGTTACAGCGGTTTGTTCGGTTTGTGAAATGTTTTTTTGTATTTTTTTATTTTTTCTTAAAAAGCTTGTGTTGTCTATCTCTATTTTACTGTCTTGAATTGGCTGTTCGCTAGTCTCTGCCATCACTTCTTTTTTTTTATCTTCGCCTAGATACACCCCTTTAACATCTGCGGCTGGATTAGCAGTGAAGCCAATGCCCAAAGGAAATATATTCCCTACGACAAGTCGATGAACAAGAGTTCCGTCGTCCATCTCCCCTTGGCCATCATTAGCTTTCAAGTATTTACTTAGCTCTTTTATCTGTTGAGGGTCAGAAACTATTTCGGCTTCCTTTAGGTTTTTGCTGCCAAGGGCGATATAGTAATCATTAAAACCTATTTCCCAACTCGCAGAAACAACTTCAAATAGATCGCTTTGAGGATCTACGCTCTCTTCTATCATGTTTGCAAAGTTAGGATCAACAGTTCTATAAACAACCGCGCCTAGCGATATATTGATCGGATTAATACTCTCTATAGCCTCTTCGGGCGAAACAAAAGAATTATCAAGCCTAGAGGTTAATCCAGCTTTAAGTATATGCCCAACCACTCTAGTTTTATTGTGCTCAATATTAGTTGGCTTGTGGATAAAATTATCTTTTATAGCAACTGCGGTAATAGAGTCAATTCCATCTCCGTTTTTATTGAAGGTGTTTGCGACAGCTGCATTAAATGCAACACCAAGCAGGTCAACGTTTTGCTCTAGGTCTACCTCCGTAGGAACTAAAGGGGCGAGTTTCTTCAAGCTTGCCTTAGATACACTACCTTCCCCACCAACGGTTGAGGCGGAGATCTGAGAATTAAATCCCGTAGTATACTTAAAGTCCATTACGAGTTCTTTTTATCTTGAATCTCTTTTCTTATCTCCTTGCAGAGCTTAGAGATTGTCATTAAGGCTTTTCGCGCTCTTGTCCCTGCAGACTTGTTTCCTTTTTCATTGAAAAGAGAAATGTCTTCTTCGTACTGGGCAAATTCCTTTTTAATTTCTTCATTTAAATTCATAATAAATATATTTTAAGGGTTCAAACACAACTTACACGTATTTCGCGCAAGAAGTAGAAAATAAAATTATTTTTTTTCGCTGTGATATAGTATCGCAGAAGGGTATAAAGCTAGATCGTGTGAGACGGAAATATCATGAACCTCTGGCAATACAGAAAGCTTTTCGATTTTATCAAAATCGCCTATGCAGGACCTCGCGCAATCCTCCCACTTATCCTTATCGCAAGAAAGAATTACATTTTCGCATAAAGCATCAATTAACTTATTATGTTGCTTGTTCAGTCTCTTGATATTATTTTTCGCCTTAACCTCCTTAACAACGAAAGTCCTTAATTTCTCAGAACTATAAACTGTCTCCTTGATATCCGCCTTGCTGTAGGAGGCTGCTTGACGCTGGTTTTCCTGAGGAATGTCGCTTGTCCCGCTAGGCCTGCCAACTTCTTTTGGAACGTCTTTTTGTTGCTGGTTTTCCTTTTTCTTCTCTAGCGCTCGATCTTTCTCTGCGCCAGGAGCCTCAATTGAGGGAACTCCACCAACCAAGGGATTCCAGAAACCCTTCTCTCTTTCCTCGGAATATCCTTCTTGATCTGGAGCAAGCTCTTCTGGATTCGGATAGACTCCAGTTTTAATTGCATTTATTCCCTGCTCTGGGGTAAGTATGCCCAGCTCAAGCAGTCTAGTGGCAACCCTCTGTAGTTGCACCTCGTCCTTAATATCGATCTCTTGAAACTTGGCAGTAGGAAACTTCCTGAACCCTAAATTTTTACAAACCATTTTTATTTGCGGCTGCAGGAAATCATTTAGAAATGCGTTTCTAGCTTCCTTCAGTCTTTCTAGGAACATTTCGGTTTTTACTTGAGTGTTGCTATATCTTTCGTCTCCGACAATAATGTTTTGCAAGCCCTCCTTAATGTCCCGATTAACGACTTCATATTTTTCAGGCCCAATAACCTTCTTTAAGTCTGGAATAACAAAATCAGCTTTCGTGGTGTAATCTGCGACCAGCACCCGCCCAACGCTTTCATTAGCAAACAGCTGTTGCATTGCATTAATGTTCTGAGGGTTAACTCCGCCATCCTCTTCCTTCGCTCCCATAGTGATAAGCAAGATAACATTTTCTATTGTTCTACTTATCGCCTGATCAATTTTTTTAAGCTCTAGCTTCCAATTTATGTCCTCAAGCACGGAGTAACCAAAAGGAACAGCAAATGCCTCGTAGTCCTGTTTCTTATAAAAAGAATAGCACAACTTACTGGAATTAAGTTTTACAGAAAGCCCGTCAGGAAGGTATCTCCCTTCTTTAATTTTGTTTTTTACCTCTGGGTCTAAAGCCTTGAATATCTCTTTGTCCCTATCTGTCTTTGGGTTTTTCAATCTTTCCAAATCATAATCGGAAAGAATTTTTCTATATTTGCCTTGATCAAAGGTTGCGCTTCGCTCATGCACTATATCGTAAGGATTAAGTAAAATGTATTTTACAGGCATATCTCCAGGCTTCAAGGCATCGCTTCCATATACTGTCTTAAGCTGCTTAAAGTCAGAACTTTTAAACTTTCCGTCAACTCGATATAGGAATATATTTCCAGACCTGTAGTATTCCCTGAAGTACTGGTCTTTTAAGTTCCACATATTAATTTTCTCAAACCACTTTTCCACAAAAGACCTGGAGGAGGCGGTACCTCCCTCTAGGTACAAATCAGAATTCGCAAACTCAGACATTATATCTATTGAGTTTCTAAATATAGCTACATTAGCGTAAGCCTTCTGGCATAGTTCTATTGAGTTTTTGACACTTATTCCGTCCTTAGAATGCTCAAACGGCAAAAGACCTTGGCTTATATTAGAGAACCTTCCAGGCTTTGCGCCTTTAGTTATATACCTGTCTCTTTCATGGGAAGACAAGTCTGTCGTGGAAGAGCTGTATCTACAATCTGCAGCATCACTAGTTGAGACATAATAATTTTCTCCACAGCCCATTGGCTGCCATCCAGGTTCCCCTTGGGAATAATGACTTGGCATTTCTGACAGAGGCTTGGATTTGTCGGCTTTATCGAACTTGCTCCAGTATTCAGACTTCTTTGTATATTTTCTTTTGGCCATTTGGCATATTATACACCAAAGTCTATCAAAAGTCTAATCAAAAGTTAAAAAAGTTAAAAGTTAACTTTGTCTTTGTAGTAGTCGTCGAAATTTTCTATGCCCTCAAGGTTTATATGTCCAACACAGCAAAACTCTGGAATGATTAATTCTTTTTCGTGCCTACCCTGCAAGTGGCAAGTCGCTACAGGATCCTTGTGATCTCCAAAAAGAAAAGTTCCAAAGACGTCGTGCTTCCGACGAGCCTTTTTTCTCATTGTGTGCTCCATAAACCCTTTATTGACTCTAGTCAAGATTTCATTTTTAAAATAGTCTACGGTACAAATATGATTTTGGTCTGACCACTGCGGGGTAGATATGTATTTGTAATTCGCGTCCACACGCTTCCTTCCTAAATTGTAATCCCCTCGCTTTCTGGTATTTAATCTTTTATTAAACCTAACATGCTTAAGTTCTGGGTTATTGCGCATATCCTCTAAAACCTTAGCTATATCAACATACCTCAAGAAAGAAATATCATGCTGAACAAGAAAAACAAATTCCGTCTCAACATACTCTATGGCAAACCTTAAATTGCCAGTGAGGTGCCCAAACTCTGGCTTTTTGATAATTGTAATATCCTCATTACCTTTATATTTATCCTCAAGATTAACAATGAATGACTCGTAGTCTTCGTTGCACTCATTAGTTCCATCACAAGTAATAATTATCTTGGTCTTTTCATATCGGAATAAAAACCTGTAGATCGAGTCGACTACCTCGTCCACAAACGCAGTAGAGGGGTGGCTAGGCATCGGGCTCGTAGAAAGAACTATAGTTATGTCAGAATTAAAGGCCCCCATTTATCGTCCATCCCCCTCTATTCGCATCTTGATGTTCTTTGCCGCTACCTACCTTACCTCCACTATTTATCTGCTCCAATATCCACCTATAGGTTTTTTCCATTCCGTCTCTGAGTTTTACAGATGGAGACCAATCCAAAACCTTTTTAATTAAAGTGTTGTCGCTGTTTCTCCCCCTTACGCCTTGAGGCTTATCGAGTAAATATTTCCGCTTAAGTTTTATTCCAGCTATTTCTTCAACAATATCAACAAGTTGGTTAATGCTGACCATTTCATCACTACCTAAATTAATTGGCTTAATAAAGTTGCTATTCCAGAGTAAGTCCATACCAGTAATACAATCATCAACGTACATAAAGGATCTAGTTTGCTCTCCATCCCCCCAAATTTCTATTTCTTTTTCTCCGTTTAACTTTGCGTTAATTACCTTTCTGCATATCGCAGCAGGAGCTTTCTCTCTTCCTCCGTCCCAAGTTCCATTCGGGCCGTAGACATTGTGAAATCTGCATACCCTTGGATTTATTCCAAAGTCTTTTCCAAAGTAATCTGTAATGATTTCGCTAAAAAGTTTCTCCCATCCATATCCATCTTCGGGGTTTGCTGGATATGCGTCAGACTCTTTTAGTCCTTGTGCCTCAGCATCTTTAATTTCAGTTTGGGCTTCCAATGGATATATACAAGCAGAGGAACTATACAAAATATCTTTTACGTTGTTTTTTCTACAAGCCATTAGCAGGTGGGTTTGTATGAGGACGCTCTCCATACATAAAGCATGATTGTTCTGAATAAACCCCATTCCTCCCATGTTGCATGCCAGATTATAAACCCTATCCACTCCTTCGGATAGAATTTCACATTTCTCTTTTGTTCTTAAATCGCAGCTATAGTGGTTTTTTGCGCCACTCCATACCTGGTACCACCCACCTACTGGCTTAATATCTGCAGCGATTACCCTATGGCCCTTACTTAGAAGATCTTTCACTAAATAACCAGCAATAAACCCCCCTGCGCCACACACAAGTATATTTAATTTTTTATTAGACATATGTATATATTATACGCTCAAAGGAGCTAATTCAATTATCTTATAAACATTGGGGTAAAAGTTGCTTTGCCCACGGATTCTGCGGACATCATATCCTTATATATCTTACAGCCCCAGTTCCCCAATACTATAGCAGAATAACTATCCTTCCTTGCTTTATTTGGTCCTGTGGATTTTCTTAGCTCTGGAGGAAGGTCGAAGGTTTGGTGCCCCTGAGGGGAGGTATACACCTGAATGAGAGCGCATTGGCCCTTTGTGGAGTTTACATTATCAGATAAATGCTCAACAAGGTCAATCATTTTTGCCCCAGGATTTCTCTCCTCCTGGTCGAGCCCTCTAATAAACTTCAACTCCTTAATCGGTATTTTCTTAGATTTCTGTTCAAGATATGCATCATCCACAGCCCTTGCAGCAAACCAAATTTTCTTATGGTCAATACTGGACTGAAGCAACTCGTTAGCTTTTCTTATCCAGTCGGAAGTAGGCTTCCTTAAGATGCAGTAACTGTAATCTTTAGGGTCATATATTCTCTTTGTTTGGATTAAGTCCTTCTGGTAGTCCTCCGCCTTGTCAAAAGACTGTTCAAGAAGTTTTATTTTGATTTTTTTATCTTTGAATATTTTGCTTTCATTTGCGGCATTAATGAACTGCACCCCTCCATTGTAATCTCCAACAATTAGGACTATGTTAAAGGACTTAATTAAATAATGAAAATAATTTATATGGTCTTTTAGTCTTGTTCCTGCCATTGCATAGCTATGAACAAGTGTATTCTTATTGGTTTCTTCGTTGATTTTCAATATTTGCATCGCAAAGTCATCACTACCTTCACTCTCCGACCAACTAGGGTCAAAAGAGAGAATGTACTTGGCCCCCTTCTCCCCAGCAACTTCCACCGTTGGAGCGTCTCCATCTGGAACAGTGCATTCTGCCATCTTAGAAGTCTTAAAGTATCCACTGCTATCATCTGTAAAAACACTCTCAAACTCTCTAGCGAATTGGCTATGACTCATCGTGGCCTTTGCTTGAGCAACTAGATTTTGATCATATAGTTTTTCTGGGGCCTGATCAAAACTAAAATGCATAATAGCTCTTTTTGCATCAAATGGGCTGCGCTTCATTCTTTCATCAAGAATCAAATCCTGAAAGGTTTCGTATAATTTATACAGATACTCAAACTTATACGAGGCAGAACTCAGCATGATTAACTTATTGTTTGGCCATATGTACCTATCTTCTTCTGTCATTTTTCCTTGGTCTATCAATCTGCTTTCTAGGTCGAATATCTTTTGACGCTGCTGCGGATTCTCGACAACAGACAGGAATGGAACAATAACCTCATTATATATTCTTTCTGGCATAAGCAAGAACTCATCAATGATAATTCTATGAAACCTAAAGCCCCGAAGCTTACTTCCGTCTCCTAATGGTAGCGCCCGAATATTGCTATCCCCGATTTGCATCAACCACTCATCATTACTTTTAGTAATTTTAGTAATGCATTGATTAAGGTATTTGGCATCAGGTTTAGAGGCAATGTCTTCCATTTTTCTAAAAATCATTTTTGCCTGTCTAAAAGATTTAGATAAAATACCTATCTCAACCCCCTGATTAAAGATAGCGTCCATTAAAGCATATAAACCAGTAGTGAAAGATTTACTCATTCCTCTACCCCATACTCCCAAGAAGTAATCGGTTTCAAACATTGTTTTAATAGCTAGATGTTGAAAAGGAAATAATTCGACACCAGTTAATAACTGAGTTCCGAATGTAGTGTTTTCCTTTAGAAACTTATAAAGATAATACTTTGCATCATTCTCTTCTAAACTTCCTTCGAGATCGAGGATTTGTTGATTTATATCCTTATCTTGTTTGGTTGAGATTTGCTTACCTTGTTCCCATGTCATAATTATTTAAAGCCCCAAAGCTTTTTTATATTTAGGAATCCAATCCTCTATTGTTGTTTCTGGCTCCCAGCCCAAAAGCTTCTTCGCCTTAGTATTGTCCGCAAGCGTCTCCCTTGGCTCGATCACTGGATCTATATAAACCCTAGGGCCGCCCATAAGATCTGCCAATTGATTAACTGATCTGCTTTCTCCATTACCTATATTAATTACCTCTCCTTTTCCAACATTAGGAGACTCCATAGCTAAAACATTAGCTTTAACCACGTCTCCAACATATGTAAAATCTCTTCTTTGCTCTCCGTCCCCAGTTATAGTCATTGGCTTGCCTTCCAGTAATTGTTTTGCGAAAATACCCATAACTAATTGATACGCCCCATCTAGAGACTGCCTTTCCCCAAAAACATTAAAGTACCTAAGAGAAACTGATTCCAGGCCATAGCAGTGATAGAATACTCTACAGTACTGTTCTCCAATTTGCTTTTGTAGTCCATATGGACTGAGTGGGTCAGTAGGAGCGTCCTCTGGCGTAGGATATACCGAAGCGTTTCCATAAGCGGAAGAAGAGGCGCTATAGACAACCCTCTTTATTCCTAAATTTCTTGCGATATTTAAAACATTCAAAGTTCCCCCCACGTTAATATCGTTAGATTTGCATGGGTCTTTTATAGATGGCTGAACTCTCGCCATTGCAGCCATATGAAAAATACCGCTTGCCCCGTCTATTTCTTGTTGAACCAACTTCAAGTAAGAGGACATGGACGCAGAACCCTGCTTGCAACCACACAAATCTGCGTTAATAAATTTAGCCTTAGGATTAACGTTTTCTCTCTTTCCGCAAAACAAAGAATCAAGAACAACTACCTTGTCTCCCCGATCAATTAAATAATCAGTCAAATTACTTCCAATAAATCCAGCGCCTCCCGTTACTATATATTTTTTCATTTCTTTGCGATAATAGTGCTTATAGTATAATAAATTTTATTTTCATCCTCGTGAGCTAATAGGGATCTAAACCTCCTACTGTGCCTGTCGCTCGGATTTTTTATCATATGCTCAACCATCTTAGAGTTGCCCCCTTTATGGGACAATAAAATTTCGGAAAAATTCTCGCACAAAACCCCTAGCCCAGATGGAGTAAACCTCCAATTGTCAACAGGATGATTATGTTCTTGATAGATAAAAGGGGAAGAAAGTATTAAAATCCCCCCGCTTTTAAGAACCCTATGAAACTCATCAACACACACCCAGGGCTTACTTACGTGCTCTAATACCTGATTGCAAAAAACCGCATCAAAACTATCATCACTATACGGCAAATTATGTGCGTCCACTTCGGGGAAAGCAGCAAAAGTATGCCTCTTAAAAAAAGACAGCCACTCTTTTGTTTTGCCTCTAATTTCCAAAACAGATTCGCTCGAATATTTCTGGTCAGAAAGGAAGCTAATAACCTCTTTCATATAATGATATCTTGTGCATTTCATTTTCTATCAAAAACTAAAGACGTTTCCTTGAACCAATAACAAACAGTTGCAGAGGATTGAAGCTCTTCCGAAAGGGCGCGATTCAAGACAAACCCTTTTTCTCTCAAAATTTTCAAAACATAATCCTTATTCTGTTCGTTAATATGCCCCTTTCCCCCTTGCCCAACTTTAGCCCAACTAAATACCAACAGCCTATTGCAATGAGAGCTTATATTGTTTATATATGTGGCCTCATGCTCCTTTGGTATATGTTCCGCAACCTCAAGAGAAATAACGACGTCATATTTTCTATGAAGATTAAACTCCCTGGAAAGATCTAAATTTTCACCAAAGCCATTGGTTATTTTTCCAACATTTGGGTTTCCATCAAAAGCGTCCACAACAATATCTGGATTTTCTTTCTTGATGCTTTTAGCGTAACCAGCGTTACCGCAACCAAAATCAACTACAGACCTGAAATCACGACATATATCTTTTAATTTTAAACAAAAAGAATCATCATAGTGGTGATTTATTGTTTCGGCCTGCCAAAAACCCCTCGGATGGATCTTTTTTTGCTTAGCATTCATAAAGACCTTACTTCGTTGAGGAAGTTTTTGATTGATGTAATGATATATTCATTCTTATATAGAGTATAGTCGTCAAATAAAATAATTCTATCTCCTTCGTTTTTATACCCATATCTCCTAAAGACTGCGTATGCCCCCTTGTAGTTGAATTTCATCAAAATCAAGGGCTCCCTGTCCGAAAGAACGGCATCTGAGTCAGCCTGCTCAATCCATTCATCCAGAACCTTAGACTTTCCGTCATACAGTTTAGAAAAATTAAAAGAACCATAACTTTTTGCTTCTACCGAAAAAGGGAAATCTTCTGGACAAATTATATCTCCAGACATTATTTCCTTTACGTCTTTTCTTTGCCCCTTTGCATATTTAATATTCTTCCCGCCAAACATTGCTCCAGATCTAGGCACTCTATTGAAAGTGCCCCCGAAATATTCCTGTAATAGGTGGGAAGCCTCCAGCTCCCAGGATTTGCCTTTTTTATTAGAGTTCATTTTGTTTGTCTATAAAATATTGCACATCAGTATTCCATAGATTATCCCCACTTGTTAAAAGTTTTAAAATAATTTTCTTTGAGGCGGTTCTATCTCCAGCAAATATAAACTGACAAGTATCTGCAAATTCGTGACTCAAAACCCTCATATTGTGCCAAATATAGTCTAGCTTAGATTTGTGCGTGCTATAGTTATTGTTTCTTTTAATTTTTTCTATACTACTTTCGGTAACAATGTATAAATAGGAGTTAAATTGCTTTGCTCTTTCTAATTCCTTCGTGAATCGATCAAACCCCGTAGACATTGTAGACTTAAAGTCAGACTCGCTTTTTCTGTCAACAAAAGTTTTTGTATAATTTTCTCCAGTTGTAGTATAATCTCCAAAATCTAGCTTCATAACCTTGGGGTTAACAAAATCTAGGGGCTTTTGCTCTCGGGTATCGACTACAACCTCAACCTGAGAAATGCTTGGGTCGTCCTGAAAAAAACCTTCAGTTATATTTTTGTAAAATAAAGGCTTTACGCCTGCAGTTAGGCATGCTTTCGAATAACTTCCGAAAAACCTTTTATAGAGCTCAATAGAAGGCAGGCTATAAAGCTCTAGCTCTAAATGGCTCGGCCCGCGAGTAAGCTTTTTACCCTCTATCCTATTTTTAAGCTGCAAGAGGATGTAGTCCGCCACATCCTTTTCATTTGCCGTGCCAGCCCACTGATTTAGCTCTTTTATCGTAGAAAAGCTTTTGACAAAATAATCCTCTCTTTTCTTGAAGGGTAATTGCTCTCCAGTCAAAAGGTTGTACCTTGGATAGTATTTACAGTAATATTCCGCTAAGAATAAATTATGGCTCTTTATGTGTGCGTGCAGAGCACGCTGCGAATCAAAATCCGCATCGCAGACCTTACATTTCTTAGTCTCCAAATTCATACCCAAAGCGCTCAATGTCTTCCGCAAGACCATTTGTTACAATTTTTTTTATTTCCGCAGACTCATAGTAAGAGTCGTATGACGATCTGTCCCCAGAAGAGTTTGTGTCCTTGAGGGGTATTTGCTCGGAATTTATTTTTTTAGCGATAAACTCCCAATCCGATTGAAGATTTTCAAATTTACCAATAAAATCTACCGCAATCTCCCCTTCCTTGTTTTTCAGAAAAGAGCTCTGTGTTTTATTGAACGAATCTTCCGAAAAATATGCCTCCACATAACTCTCGAAGCTCAATAACTCCTGATTTAACCTAAACTCTTCGTATGACAATCCGAAATTGCTTAATTTTTTCGAAAAATCCTCCCTTCGATTCGCAAAATACCTCTTCCTTGACGGCCTCCCCCTTCTTTCGTTATTTAATCTTCGTAAATACACCCTCCTTAAAAACAAATATTGTGAAACGACCCACTCCCATGGATTCCTGACAAAAGAAAATGAAAAATATCCATTTAGATCATACGCCTCCTCCCAGTCTTGGTAGCAAGCATGAATGAAAGAATCTGGCCTAACAGCAAAATCGAAAAAATTAATATATTTACTTTTGTTTTTTACCGTCTTTGCGTCTCTGGCCCATGAAGCATCCCCCTCTTTACAAAATTGAATTTGCGCCCCAAAAGAATCTAAGTCAATAAACTGGCCTCTCGAAATTGCCGTTTGTATAGTTGTTCCTGCGGTTTTCGGAATCCTAACAAATAAAAATTTTTTTTCACTAGAAATCATACAACATCGCTTTTGTCTATTCCAAGCACCCTAGCCTTCCACGACTCCATTCCCTCTATTCTGTTTGCTTCGGCCTCAACATCCATTTTTTGCTTTTCTGCCATTTGCACCATAAAGCGCCGCTCCTCCTCGTTCTGAAAGGCCTGAACGAGGGCAAGTATCGATGCGTTCTTGTCTATCTTGGTGGCGATTCTTTTAACTCGATCTCCATTTAGACTAGAAATTAGCTGTTGCTGCCTTTTCTCGCACTGATCGTACTCGGTGCTTTTTGCCTTAAGGACCTCTGCGAGCCGCACGGTCATTTCATTTTCTTCCTCAAGATCGTCAAACATTTTATTTAGCTTTTCGATATGCTTATTTATGTTTTTTAAGTTTATGTAATCGATACAAACATTGATATACAAATTTATCTCATCCGTAGTTAAGTCTGGCTTGTCCCATGTTGCCCTTATGAATTCTGCCTCAAATAAATCTCTGTCTGCCTGGCTTGTGTAGTTATTGATTGTCCATATAAGCCTGGGGGACGCAAGATATGTTATTAATTTCTCCAGGCACTCAACTTCTGCTTTTGCGGCCTTTTTTAAGTCTATCTTTTCTGCGCAATATCGATTTACCTTGTCTACAATTTTATCTATGATTCTGGGTGGAGCCCATGATAAAGATAGGGCGTCCTCTGACGCATTCACCAGTTCAGGCGCATTCTCTTCCAGGAAATCGATTACTGCCCGCTGCTCTTTCCCTAGTTTTTTAATTTCTACCTCTGGAGGAAAAATAAGCTTGGCAATTTCAAGCGAGTTCATTCCCTCGGAAGAATACTGCTTTATGAAACTTTCTTGATCCTTGGAAAGCTTAACGTCTGGCACCTTATCTCTTTTAGTGGTATTGTACTCTAGGCCATTTTCTATCAGGAAGTTCCTAACCGCCCTACCCTCCTTACTTCTTCCATCTAAAGATTCCTCGCCAAATGTAGCCCTAGTTAGCTCGATTAGATCCTGCGTGCTTGAATAATTTTCCCTTATGAAGTTCTCCTGCTCTTTTGTAAGTTTCATATAAAAATATCTTTATTTTTTAATATTTCTTCTGCCTTCTTCTTGTATATTTTTTTTAAATTTTTTATTTGCCTGTATCCAGCCGTTCTATTTTTCTCGGAAGTTTTGTATCCCATTTCGAGAGCAACATGCTCTTCGCTTTTATTTTCGATAAATAGCATTTTATATATCTTCCACTGCTTTTCGCTTAAAACCTTCTTGAGTTCAATATTTAAATTCTCCTGGGCTTTCCCCCAATCCATAAAGGCAGATTCAGAGGACGCCTGAGAGTACTCGTAGCCCTCTAAGCTTGAAGCCATTTTTATATTATACGCATTTTTTTTGGTTTTCGTCCACTTACTGAATAAGGGGCACTCGCAGGACTGATCCCCGCTCTTAGTAAAAGAACACCCCTCTTCTACCCCATAGTCCTCTTGGTTAAAAGGGCAGCCGTGACAGGGTTTAAGGAAGTTGGAGTAATTGTTCCGAAGAATGTTTTTTATTTGATTCGTTATTATCCTGTTTACCCAAGGCTCAATGGGTCTTTTTTGGTCCCATTGACTCCATTTTTTAAAAATATGCGCGCGAATAATTTGTTCTACATCATCAAAGTCAAACCAACTTAACGCACCGAGGTTCCATCGATTTTTTCTTTTTTTAATTAGGGAATCAATTACATCTTGCTTATCTTCATAAGTAAGCTTTTTGCTCATTTACCCCTGTCCCTCCTGGGGGCGCAATCAGCTATAGAGTCTCCAAGTGGATCTTCGCTTTTTTTACCAGAAGGCCCCCGCCTCTCAATTCCCCCCCCTTCATTTGTGCCTATAACCGACCCAAGCTTAATTTGGCCCGACTGGCTTGCAGAAATCTCGTAATCAAGACCCTTGATAATCGGAACGTCATCCTCCGAAATATCTTCCGCTTTAGCCTCGACTAAGGTAGACTTGACTCCAGATATGGTTACACCACATTCAGAACAAAACTTAGGCTTTGAAACCTGATAAGAAAGCTTCGCCCCACACTCGCTACAATACATAACTGCCATAATAATTTATTTTACTTAAAATTAAAAAAAAATCAAAAATGTGTCGAAAGGCTTTCTATATACTCGCTCGGACAATCCCTCCTTCCAGCGATAATTAAAACACCAATAGCCCCCGATTTACCCGTAATCTTATAAACTGAGTTTAAGATATGGGAGCCCATACCAGCCCCCTTGGACTTAAATTTAAATTTCATATCTTTTTCTGTTGAGAAATTCTTGTTTTCATTTAGTATATAAAAGTGAACATTATCAACATTTAACTCATTAACAATTTTTTCTATGTTTAATTTTATCTTTTCTTCATTAACCCTACCTTCGGATTTTTTTTGCTTAATTAAGGTGGTAACGATGGTTGCCCCCGCCCCTATGATTGCAGCAATCGCCGCATAAATTATATTTTCAAGGTTCATATGCAATTATATATACACTTTTAAGCTCTCTAGTGTAAATAATAATATATTATACAATGCCAAGAAAAAAGAAACCAACAGAAATATCCACAAAAGAAATCGAAGAAGCTTGGGCAGAGTCAACTAAGATAAACCTAAAAGGCAAAAGATTTTCTGCAAAACAAAGGGAACTGTTCAAATTAAACACTTCGCCAAAAAATACTATTGTATTTGTTGGAGGCCCAGCAGGTAGCGCGAAAACCTACCTATCCGTCTACTCCGCAATGTCTCTTCTAGCTAAAAATAAAGACCTCGATCTTCTGTATGTGCGAACCGTCATCGAAAGCGCCGATAAAGGATTAGGGGCTCTTCCTGGGGACATAGATGAAAAGTTTAATCCCTACATGAGTCCACTTTTAGATAAATTAGAGGAAATGGTGCCGCATTCCGAGATCCATGATCTTATGAAAGCCCAAAGAATAACGGCTGTGCCGATAAACTACCTAAGAGGAGCCTCATGGAGAAATAAAGTAGTTATTGCGGATGAGGCCCAGAATTTTACATTTAAAGAGCTAACTACCTTAGTAACAAGAATAGGAGAGGGAACCAAGCTATTTATATGCGGGGACTATATGCAAAGCGATATTAACGGAAAAAGCGGATTCGAAGATATGGTAAATGTTTTCTCGGGAGAAGATTGCAAGGAAAACGGAATTCATGTATTTAACTTTACGACAGACGATATCTTTAGGAGTAAAATCCTAAAATTCATTATAGAGAAAATACAAAAGAAATAATATAAAACTTATTTCTTCTGCACCAAATCGTACAGCTTCCTAACATCCATTCTTCTATCTTCGAGCCTCTTGCATGTTTGAGTCCACCTTTCGGAGTCTCTGACTCCATTTTTAGCTAAGGTGATTTCCAACTCAGATACTTTTGCCTCCAGGTCCTTTAATCTAACGCTTTCTTTTTTCAGAAAGAAGCCTAATACTGAAATAGCTGTACCAATCCCCAATAGTACGAATTCATTATACTCCATGCAAACTAGTACACGGGAAAAACCAACTACAGAATAATATTTCGGGGCGTTGTGCTTTAAGCATCCTATTCGTCAATCTTTTTTACAAGGTACTCTCCTATATGAGCAGAGAAGAGCTTACATTGATCTATTAATTTCTTAGCTTCTGCTGGTGGTAGTGTTCTTGCTTTTTCGTATAATGATTTAATAAGTTCTGGTGTGATAATGTGTTTTACTTGGACTTCTTTCATTTCGCTATTGTTAATTACACTCCAGGCCCCCGAAACGACAATTTATTGTTTTTAAAATAATTTGGGATATTTAAGAACACCACCCCCCACCCAAATCTCAGAAACGCTTTTTTAAATGAATTTGAAAAAAGGGGGGGGTCTTAGTAAAAAACATTACTTTTTTTTCGCCCGCTTCTATAACCAGTTAATAATAAGCACCTTACGAATGTAAAAAACTTTGCAAATCGCTTGACAAAAGCCCTTTTCTGTGGTATCTTATAGTATAAGTTAAATTAAAAAAGAAAGAAAATTATGTTCACAAAAAAAGATCTCACAATTCGCTTCAACTATACCCAAAGATTTTGGGTCATGCTCTTAGGTGGCTTCGAGCAAAACACTTTCGGAGGCTTATCAAAAAAGCCTAATCGTGATTCACAAGAGCAATTCGTTGCTTTCGTTAATCGGCAAACAGAATTAATGTCAGACAAGTAAAAAAAGCTTGACTTTCTCTCTCTAATATACTACTATAATAATATGATTAAAACAATACTCAACACTCTTCACGATTCAATCGCCTGCCTTACCTTTGTATGCCTTGGCTACATCTCGGCATTCTTTTTCTTTGTGCCTTTCTTCACTTACCAAAGTAATTGGTCTTGCCTGTTTGCTTTTCCTTTCGTCTGCTTCTTCTGCATGGCGGGAGCTTGGCTCAACTCAAGAGGATAAAATAATGGCAGATACATACGATTGGAGTGGCAGGAAGAATGTTCCGTTTGACCCCAAATGGCATGGTAATCAACGCAGGTGGAAGGCTCATTGCACGGGCAACCTCTATGCCTTGACTGTACAGAATAAGTCAATGAATCACGCCTTTACTGTTCACCAATACGGAAAGAATGTTTTTCAAGCGGGTCTTCGCTATTACAAGGGTTTCACTAATTACCCAAGCAAGAAGCGCGATAATTGGGTATGGCAATGCACCAAGATAGTAAGCGCTAAGCTGCTGAAGGCCAACTAGTTACGGAGGCCGCCCCTGCGCTCGTAAGCCTATGCTACTCAACAACTTATGTAATTGTGAATAACTTTTTACGATTTTGCTTGCATTTTCCTTGTTTGTGTGTTACATTGTA